TAACAAAAAGGAGGTGAAAAATTATGCAAAGGCGCGATTACAAAGACGATTTAAACATTGACATTTACAATTTGCCTATGGAATGGGAGGCACAACCACAACTCTTCATTTATTGGGCGGAGGAGCACGCTTACGCCATGCAACGCCGTGACAAAGCGAAGGAGCAGTTAGATTTGTTACGGGCACAAATTGACAGCGATTTGCGGTTGAATTTTGGCGAATACGGTTTCGCCGCCAAACCCACGGAAACCGCCATCGCTTCCGCCATATTGCAACAGCCCACATATATTGAGGCTCAGAATAAATTGGCGGAAGAACAATTAAATGTGAATCTTATGTTGGCCGCTAAAAGCGGCATGGAAACCAACCGCAAGGCGCTGGAGAATTTAACATCGCTTCAAATTGCTGGCTTTTACGGGGCAAACACCGCACCGGCGGAAAGCAAGGTTGCACATGCCAAAACGGCCCAAAACAAACAACGCGAACACATGAGCACCAAACGTTCACTGGTATAAACCACAAAACACGAAGGAGGGATTTTTATGGACCCACGTGAGGCACGCAAACAGGCCATGATGGCCCGTATGCAAAAATCAAAACAAACAAGTGAAGGAGGTGGCCTTGGGTTTTTCCGTGGCGATCTCCAAAACGTACAATTCTGGAAGTGCGATGAAGGTGACCACGAATTGGACATCATCCCGTATTTTGCCGGGCCACGCGACCCCACATGCAAGGAGGGTGAATTTACGTACCTGCTTGAAGTATTTGAGCATCGCGACGTTGGCGGTATTGAGGGGCAGAGTTTTATTTGCCTCATGAAAACATACGGGAAACCGTGCCCAATATGCCAACACCGCCAGCAACTCATCCAAGAGGGCGCGGACGAAGAACTCATCAAGGCGTTGCGCACAAGCCGATATCCCCGCTCCATTTACAACGTTGTGGTTTACGACAGCGAGAAGGAGCAAGCCAAAGGCGTGCAGGTGTTTCACACAAGCCATTATTTAATGGAACAATATTTGGTGAAATTGGCCGAAAGCTCACGCCGGGAAATTGAGCAGGGCTACCCGCCGTACAAATTTTTCGCGGACCCGGAAGAGGGTTGGAGCGTTAAATTTACGCGCACCGGCCAGGGCATGAACACCCGTTACATTGCTCACCAACTCGTTCCGCGCAATTACCAAATCCACCAACAAATACTTGAATCCGCGTATCGTTTGGACGATTTGATTTATGTGCCCGAATATGATGAGGTGTATGCCGCATATTGGGGCACCGACGCCGCAAGCGGACAATCGGTAGCGGCACCTTCGGTCATGCCACGGGGCGCGGCCTCAGCCCCAATGACACCGGCACCGACGAACGCTGGCTACCAAGCCCCAGCACCCGCCGCCTACTCCGCCGCACCGGCCCCGGCCATGAGTGACCCATACGCCCAGCCAGGCGTTGATCCGGTGTGCCCCGGCGGCGGTGTGTTTGGGGTGAATTCGTATGAATTGGAACATTGTGAGCAGTGCGAATATTGGCAACCATGCGCGGAACGTAATAACGCCATCCTGGCCGCTTATGGTGGCCCCGGTGTGTTGCCGCCCGCCGACAATGTTACACCCGCGCCAGCACCCGCACCCACATCACCGGCACCTGCCGCGCCCGCACCGGCGGCATCGGCACCGGCACCACAACCGGCACCAGCACCGCGCCCGGTAGCACCCGCGCCCATTAACACGGGCAACGTTGCACCGCCGCGCCAGCCAGTTGGTGCCGGTGCCCCGGCACCCGCACCCGCAGGACCGGCGGGCCGTGGAGTACCGGCAGGACGTGGGCGCGGCGGAGGGGCACCGGCAATGCCGCCACGCCCGGCGGCACCCGGCTCGCCTCCTCCTGCTGGCCCCGGCGGTGCCAGACGCATTGTACGCTAACGATTAGGCCCGCCTGGATTTTTTGTGCGCGAATTGGTACGCGCCCTCCTTTAGCCAGGACGTGGCCGGGGCCGCCCATCGACGCCGGGTTGATGGGCGGCCTTTTTAAGGAATAAAAATGGAATTTTATCGCATTGAGGAAGTTCATTATGAATACGGCCCGCGCTTATATATGCGCAAATTGTATTCCATAAAGGAAACCCCGTGCGGCCATTGGATACACACGGACCCCAAATTTGACGAAAACAGCATATATTTTATCGGGGACCGTAAACGGTGGATAAGTAATACCTCCCGCAAAAGGTATGCTTACCCGACATTAAAGGAGGCGTTGATTGGCTACCGTGCCCGTAAACGCCGCCAAATTAACATACTAACCGCCCGCTTGGATTATGCCCGTTTGGCATTGGCGGAAGCGGAGGGCAAAGACATTGAACAAAACCTTCAGCGAAATATGTATTAAATGCCATGAATGCTGTAAATGGATGACCTTCATTGTGGAGGCCAACGATTACAACATGCGCAGACGCTATACCAATTTTTATCGCGCCCGTGGGTGTGATGTTAAAGAAGCAGGAAGCTCACTAATCATAATGGTGAACACACCATGCCCGCACTTACTCCCGACCGGCGCGTGCATTATATACGAAAAACGCCCGGAAATTTGCCGGGATTACGATGGCCGGTTTGACCCCAATATGAGAGACCGTTGCCAATTACCGAAGGAATAACAATGGGAAAACGACAACTCGTGGATGATATGGCCGACGCGCAGGAACGTGCGGCCCAAGCGAACGCGGTTAAGGAGGCCATTGAAGAACCGGTGTGCGAAATGGACGTGGTTAACCGTGGAGATTTTGACCGTGGTGTATTGAGCACGGGAAGCACGTTGCTTGATTTGGCAATAAGTTCGGAACGCGTGCATGGTGGCGGTGTACCGGCGGGCGTTATCATTGAAATATACGGCCCAAGCTCCTCCGGGAAGACCGCCGTATTGGCCGACCTGGCCGCGAGCGCCAAATACCACGGCGGCGCGGCCCGGTTTGATGATCCGGAGGCCCGTTTGGACACGGCGTATGCCCGGCAATGCGGCCTGGATTTGTGCGACCAAGAATACGGGCGGCCCAATACCGTTGAAGAGTTATTCGAAGGAATCAACGCGTGGAAACCGCCAGCAAACGGAATAGCGGTAAGTTGCGAAGATAGTATTGCCGCGTTCAGCACACGGGCCGAAATGGCCGATCCCGACATGCAATACGCCGCCGCCAAACGCGCTCAAAAATATCATCAAGGCTTCCGCACAATGGGCCGCCGTATTGCGGAAAATGGATGGGTGATTGCATGTAGCAACCATGAACTCGTAAGCTTTGACAGCGGTGCCAAAACCACGCCCGGCGGCAATGCGTTGAAGTATTGGGCAAGCATACGCATCCGCATCGCCAAGGCATACCAACAAGGCGACATAAAAAAGAGCTGGACCATACCCGAAGGGGCAAAGGTTGAACGCATTGTTGGCGTACAAAGCATCGCCAAGGTTATCAAAAACACAACCGGGGCACCGTTTAGGGAAGCCCCGATTTATATTATTTTTGGCCACGGTATTGATGACATCCGTGGGAATTTGCAATGGCTGAAGGATACGTTAAAACTCCCATCCTACGATTGCATCAATGCCAATTATGCGCAAATGGACCCGGCGATACGGCACATTGAGGAATATAATTTGGAGGCGGAGTTACGCGAGAAGGTGATTGCCACATGGAACCGCATTGACGACCATTTTCGCATCAACCGCAAACCGAAAGTGAGATTTTAAAAGGAGGGTGACATGAACATGCCGTTTAGCGAACAAGCAACGATCAATTTATTCATTATCATGGGGATTTGTTTTATTGGAGGCGTTGCCGTTACATGGTGGAACCGCCGCGAAGAAAAACGTTTACGCCAACGCGAAGAACTTATACGCCGACTGAAGGAGACGACCGATGAAAATCGTGCTCGTGGATTGTTATAATTTGGGGCACATTGCCTTCCATTCAATGGGAGACCTGGATTACCACGGGCGGCGTACCGGCGTCATATTTGGCTTCCTCAATAAAATATTGCTCATGGCCAAAACGTTTGAAACCGGGCGCTTTGTGTTTGCATGGGACAGCCGCCAAAGCCTCCGGAAATTAATGTATGAGCCATACAAGGAGCGCGAGCACACAACCACACGGGGCACCGACGAAATTATGGATTACACGGCGCTTCACGCCCAAATGGACGATCTTGCCGACAATGTATTACGCTCCCTTGGGTTCACCAACGTCCTGCTCCGCGCCGGGTTTGAGGCCGACGACATGATTGCGGCGGCTATAAAATACGGTGTATTTCATCCGGATTATATGCCGCCCGGCGAACCGGTTGAGTTTATAATCGCAAGCACGGACCGGGATTTATACCAATTATTAGCGCCAAATGTGAGCATATACAAAATCCGGTCAAAGGCAACGTACACCCTTGAAGATTTCAAGGCGGAGTATAACATTGAGCCGCGCCAATGGGTGACCGCGAAGGCGATGGGCGGGTGCGATAGTGACCATGTGGCCGGAATTGATGGCATTGCCGACCCGGCCAAGAGCGAGCGGAGCCGAGCATTGCAAATAATACGCGGGGAGTTAAAGAAAGGCCGGTATGTGGACGCGGTGAATAGCCCATTGGGCCAACTCGTTATTGAACGGAACCGGTTGCTTGTGAATTTGCCGTTTGCCCCGTTTAACGTGGGAATAAATATGGACCATTGTACCGCCGAGCGTTTCATCGCCATGTTTGACATGCTTGGCTTCACCAGTTTTTTAACACCTAATCAAAAATGGAATGAGTGGGAGGAATATTTTGGGCTTAATACCGAAAGGCATAAAACGATTTCTTCAAAACGCCTTGGTTTCGGACGATAACGACGCCGTGTGTATAAGCACGGAAACCGTTGAGGGCGTACACATTGAAATAAGTTTCGTATTGCGCACCGACGCCGCCGGTTTGAGTGCCATGTTGGATCAGGCCCACGATATACACGCCAGGATTGAAAGGTTGCCAAACGTTGCCAACATGCGCTACGACGAGCGGATTGGATTATCGCTCAATAAAAACTTTTATCCCGAAGAACACAAATTAAAAGGCGTTTTGAATGTGGGAGAACAAAATGACGGAAACCAAAAAGAAAAAGCGTAATACCGGGGCCAAGGGCGGCGAATGGGAACGGGATTTGAGCAAAATGCTGAGCCTTTGGTGGACCCACGGCGACCGCGACGATGTTATATGGCGGACCCACGGAAGCGGGAGCCGGGCCACAACGCGGAGCCGCAAAGGGCTGGGCACGCTTGGGGCCGCCGGGGATTTAATGGCCACCGACCCGATTGCCGAGCCGTTGTTTGCATATTGGCTCGCGGAGGCCAAACGGGGCTACAAACTGGCCGGGGACAACAGCGCGGCCATTAACCTCCTTTATTGGCTCGATAAACAACCGAGCCACAAACCGCCATTATTATTTCAATGGTGGCTCAAGGCCGAACAAGAACGGCGGATACACCAACGGCATGAGGCCGTCATCATGTTCCGCCGCACGGCCAAGATGCCAGTGATTATGATGCGGGCCGAACATTTTGGTGACATGCACCATTACAACGGCCCATTTCCAGGCGTTACCATTGACATCAATTACATGGTTTTGGAACCGGGAGTAATTGTTAAATCGCACCGCCTCACGTTTATGTTGCTGGAGGCTTTTTTGGATTGGTGCCCGCCGGAAACAATAACAATGCTCCTTGAGGAGCGCACCGGGCCGGGACCGGTTATTAAACCGCGAAGGGCCATTATTACGTGAGGATACTATGGGAACATTTGTGTGGGTTTGTTTGGCCTTTTTTGCCGGTGTATTATTTTCAACGTTTACCATTGGCGTGTTCATACATGAGGGGCAGGAAAAACAACATGGCCAGCAAATGATACACGTTTTAAAATGGTGTCAACGCATGTATAACGACGGCAATGGCAAAGCGATAAACGATTTACTAATCGAATTGGAGGTTAAATATGGGATTGATTGAAGTGTTGGAAAACAAACGGGCACCGCAGAGCAAGTGCCCACATTGCAAGGCCGTTATGTACCTTGACATTGATTTATTCCGCCACGATGTGAGCAAAATTGTGCAGAGTAAATGCCCGCATTGTGGCGGATTGATTTTCACCGGGTTGCTTATTTTGGTGCATCCGCAACTCCAAGGGCTGGCACATACCATCGCCAACATTGTTGAATTAATCGACGAAGAAAAACGCAATTTGCTGGGAGGGAATTGATATGGATATTTGGGGCATGTTATTTGCCGGGCGAGAATGGACCGACGATGACGGCGGTATCCACTCCCAAATATGGGCGGGCGAGCAATTCAAAGTGACCGTTGCCACCAAAACACCGGACCCGCGCACTCCGAAATTCAAAGTACAATGGGCCACCATGACGGCGGAGATATTGCGCTCCGTGGATGAACAACTGACCACAATGCGCAACCACATCATACATCGTGCTCGTTTTGACGAAAATTGGAGGGATTATGAAGAAGGATGAAAATTTAACATTGGAGCGGCCATCGGATGGGAAAGAGGTTACCATGCGGATAAGGCCGTTCAAGGCCCGCCGGGATAAATTGCCGTTTAAGAAGGGGCAGGGCGTGAGCATATCCGGCTGGCAATTTCAAATCCGTACCATCCAAGCGAATGGCACCATATACCTCAAACCCATTGGCCGTATTATGGAGGTAAACGATGTCTAAAAAAGTTGCCATAATATACGCAGTGGAATGCACATGCGGGGAGGATTTGGAAATTGAAGTGGAGGATGGGAACAATGTTATAAAGGTCACCCCGTGCCCCGCATGTATAACGCGGGCCTTTAACGAATACAAGAAAACCGTTAAGGAACGCATGCTCATAGCGGTGGAGAAATTGCCATGATTAAACGGTTGGAAATATACAACTTCCGGAGCCATGAAAACACGGTGCTTGATTTTCACGACCGGGTCAATGTAATTGTAGGCCGGGGCCAAGCGGGCAAAACCAACATCAAACGCGCCATTGAATGGCTCAAGGACAACCGCCCGCTCGGCACCAAATACATATCATGGTTCGCCGGGAGCGACCCTTGCCAAGTTGTTTTACACGTGGCAAACCCCGACGCCGATTACCGCATAATAGCCTCCCGTTCCAAAACCAGCAAGATGGAATACGATGTGCTAAACCTTGCCACAATGCACGAGCAACATTTCGACACCGTATCAACCGGCGTGCCAGATGTGGTGACCGCATTGTTAAACATGAGTGACATAAACATCCAGGACCAATTATCCGCGCCGTATTTGGTGGCTGGAAGTACGGGAGACATAAGCAAGGCCGTTAACCGGGTTATCGATGCCCAAATTGCCGATGATTGGTTGACCGAATTGGAGAGCCGCCGCCGGGCCACCGGGGCCAACATAAAAGCAAAGGAAGACATAATCAAAACCGGGGAGGCCCGATTGAAGGAATTGGAACCGGTTGACGCCGCCGGGGAGTTAATAATGTCCGCCGACCGGATCGACACCCAAATAATCACACGCCAAAACCAAGCCACCAACTTGATCGGCAACATAAACAATGCGCAAAAAGCCGAAGGGGAGATAAACCGCATCAATTACATATTGGCCCCGGCAACCCAGTTGCTTGAATTGGTTCGAGCCGTTCAAGCCACAATCGACACAAACACGGCACGGGCCGCCGCCATAAATGCCGCCCTTAACGCGCAGAATGCCGTAGATTATGCGATGCAAGAATACCTTATGGCCAAGGCCCAATACATACAACACATCACCGCCTTGGGCCAATGCCCCACATGCTACGGCCCGGCAGATGAACAAACCATTAAAAGATTGGAGGAAACATTATGAGACGAACCAGCAACATGGCCCTTCCGGTTTACATGGTGGCAATAATCATCGCCCTTATCTTCATGTGGTATTTCTTTTCCGGTTGCACCATTCGCCGGTATGAAGTGCGGGTGTACGCTTGCGAGAGTTCACATGTAACCATAAGCCCCGAGATTTTGGCGGAAGTGCCGCATACAACATCCATTCAAGCGGAAGGCGAGCTTGATTTACCCGATGCCAATGTAATCGGGAAATGAACGCCATCGACCGGAATAAATTGAGGGCGGCCTTTGTTGCCGTCGGTGTAACGTTGGCCATGTGGGCCGTGGGGACCATGCTCGTGTACGTGGCAACGCGGCTCATTTTGTTTTTAATGGGGAGGGAATAAATGGATATACTTTTTAATTTAATCGAAAGGCCAATTCCC